CATCTGGCATGCAGCCATGCTCACATCATTTTCGTTGACCAAATACCCGTTCGATTCTATTTCGTGGAATCGAACGGGTATTTTTGTGCGTCCAAGTGAAATTTTCAGCGATAGAGTGCCATTCGGCGGCAAAGTGGTAAAAAATGCGTTTAGTTGGAGTATCCAAAAATGCTTAGTTTCTATGCAAACCATCTACCAGCAATTTTACGTGGACAAAAATTACGGAAATTATCACAAAATTTCTGAACTGGGAAAACGTAAGTGACAAAACTTCGAAGACCAAAAATAAACTCCAACTAAACGGATTTTTTACCCAAAACAGCACCTCTAATTTGATACATCAATTTCTTGATTAGTTTTCGTGCATATTGGCAAGTGTTTATGCAAAAATCGCCTATCTAGATAGTTAAAACTTTTATTCGAACAGGTATTCTACTTTTACAGTAGCCATACAGTTTGGAGGCAAAATGGAGGCAGCCGATAAAAATTTTAACAAAAAAGGTAGACAGCAAGCCGTCTACCTTGGGTTTTTGGTGCCTCCTGCGCGATTCGAACGCGCGACCTGCGGTTTAGAAGTTATGTTTTTTACCGCTCAGTATGTTTCGTTACGCTCAATAAGTGCTGTTACAACCTGCAAAAACAAGTTTTTGTCCGGTGTGTATAGTAAAACAATCCATACAGTTTGGAGGCAGTTTGGAGGCAGCGCCTCCAACCAACTTGTTGCACGTTAAGGAGAAATGGCATGAATATCTCAGTCAGATTGCGTGGCAAGGTTTGGCAAGCAAGGGTGAGGTATCGTGGAGCAGATGGACTTATTCATGAGAAGCACCACTCTTTGAGTGCTCCATCGGATAAATCTGGTCGAGGAAAAAAGACCGCCATGCTCGAGGCTGAGAAATGGGTTAAGGATGCGGGGTTTGTTGAGGTTGTTGAACAGAGTCAAGCAACAAGGCTTGATTGTTCGGCGTACACATACTGTCTCAATTACTTTAAGAGCCTTGTGGCCACGCAGCAAATAGAACGCCGCACCTATACGTCTTACAAGAACAGTATCCGATACATAGATCTCTTCTTTGGTGAGAAACGTTTACAGGACCTTACTATTACAGACGTTGAGATGTATGTATCCTGGCTTTATGACTCCAACTACTCAGCGAACACCATTAAGAAGGCTTTCAATGGCTTACGCCAGTGCACACGCCATGCTGTGGCAATTAGAGATCTGCAATATGACCCATGTGCGTCAATCAAGGCTCCAAGAGGACATCTTGCACCACCAAATCCATTGGATGAACCTTCACGTAAGAAGCTTCAAGTTATGCTTGCTGCTCTAGAGCTTTCTCCAATGGTTATTGCAACGTATCTGGCATATTTTACTGGCATGAGGCGTGAGGAGTGCTGCGGACTTCAGTGGAAGGACGTAAAACTCAAAGCAGAGGACGTTACAGCACATCTCTGCCGCGCTATTTCGTATGACGGTGGTAAGACCTATGTGAAAGGCTTAAAGAACGGTAAAACAAGAACGGTACCTATCCCAACTCCACTTGTAGACATTCTTAAGCAGTGGCGCACCAAGTACATTGAAGACTGTATGTTGATGGGAATTGCGTTTAATGAAGAGATGTATGTTTTAGGTGATTTCTCTGGTGAGTATCTCAGGCCAGAGCGAGTCACAGCTTGGTGGAAGAGACACTCGGAAGAATGGGGGCTTCTAGGCACGCAGGGGAGACGGCCAGTCTTTCACGATCTGCGTCATACGTATGCCACAATCGCAGTTAGGACCATGGACATTAAGAGTGCACAAGACATTCTTGGACACAGCGATATTAATATGACAATGCGCTATGCAGATACAGATTTAGAGCAGATTCAAAAGGCAGGAAAAATCATCGGAGAAGCTCTTAACGACGCTCATAAAGACGGCGCAGAAGTACTACAACTTAGGCGAGCGATATAAAAAGAGGAGCTTATTGCTCCTCTTTTTCGTTCTCTTTTTCTATTTTTTGGAATAGAGAAACGAGCTTTCTTTGGTCCACAGCTGGAAGAACTGTATCTTCAATGTCCATGTTGTATAAAAGGCTTGAAATTTTATTTCTGGCAAATTCATATGAACTACTAGCAACCGTTTTTAAAAGCTCATTGTATAGCTTTATATCCGCGTTGCCATCGATGGTAATAGCTGCTTTACTATCCACAACAATTTTCACTGAGGCAAATGCGTTGTCTTCATTTTCGTTGAAAAGGTCGATGCTAATTCCAAGAGTAATTAATTTCGCGTGCAAATTAGTCGCTTTTATTGTTTTGGTTGCACAAGAAATTGGGCTTAATGCGAATGTGAAATGGTCGACTATTCCTTTTGTGTCAGCTGATGTTTTTGCCTTAAGCTCGCGTATTCTGGTATCAACTAATATTTGCGTTAATGCCTCTGCTTTTCGTGACATTACATACGCTCCCTTGCATCATACGTTTGAGTTTGAACATGTTCTTTTGGCTGCTTAAATAACATGACATCACATGGTTGGGGCGACCAATACAGCAGCTCCTGCGGACGATAATTTTCCGATTGAGTTAGATCTTGCTTTTGCTCTACGCCAGATAATCCGTCCTGGGACCCAAAGTCGTTGTATTGTTTACGAGCGTCTACACTTGCTTTCGTTACATACTCTTTCCCTTGATATAAGAACGTTTCAAGCTTACCGGCTTTAATGAGTTGAGATACTCTTCCTTGTGATATCCCAAGCTCTCTAGCAGCTTCTGCTTTAAGCATTCTCGGGATAGAGCTAAGGCTTGTATCTATCACAAGAGAATAAATCTTTCCACCATATTGTGGTTCATTATCAACTGTTGGCTCTGCTAATTCTTTGCCACGCATGAGCTGATCTTGAATTTCTGTAGTTAGCAAGTCAGAGGCCATTTCCAAGCAGTCCAGTTTTGAAAATCCCTCAGTTGCTCCATCGAAATCAAATGGAACAGCAATATAGAAATCACCGTCTTTGAAGATTTCGACTTCGTATACGTATAGCATTTCAGTTCCTTTAGTCATCTAGCTTTGCGTCTTTTAAAATTTGCTTATATGTGAAGTCGTTGATTTCGTTATGTCTTGGTACGAGTACGTGTCTTCCGTCTTCATGGTTAAATTTTTCGTGTTTTGTCCCACCGACAGAATAGAATCCTTCTTTTCTAAGCCTAGCTATAAGTTTCCTTCTCGATGCCATTAGCGCGTCTCCTGTTGGCAACAGTCTAAACATTCCTTTAGTGGTTTTCAAGTACTATTTAGCTTATTTAAGGTCGTATAAGCTTCTGAAGATCATATTAGTTCTGTAAGAACTTTTTTGCCTCTATTCTTCTTCAGATGCAGCTTTCGATTTTGTAACAGGCTTCTTACGCTCGTCTTTTTTCATTTTTGCAATTGCCTTACGGCTGTCATCTGTTACCTTTTCGGGCAAGAATAGGCGCGAGATTAGGGCTTCTGCAATTTCTGAATTTTTAAGGTTCTGACCTGTGGTGTTCTTGATAGCAACTCGCAGCTTATTAATGACTTCAGTTGAGATGATATGGTCTGCAAGATTCTCTCCAGAGAGGGCAATGCGTCTCTGATAATAGTCGTCAATCTCATTCTTACGATGTGCTTCTTCAGAGAGCAGGTAAAGCAGCTCTGTTTTCTGCGCTGGGGCTGTTTCTTTGTCGGAGATAGTGACTCTGAATACTAGCTTTGTGACAGGGATTTTGCCTTCGAGTTTAGTACGGTAGACCTGCCAATCATCACCATTCGTAAGAATAATCCAGTCAATGCCTTCGTCAACAGCATATTGACGCGCTTGATTAAGGTGTGTTTCCTTGAGCTTAAGCCCAATCTGCTTAACCTCAACGACAAATACCTCTTCATCGGATGTGCGAACAACATAATCTGCAAAGCGGGAGCCAATCATTTGCTCTGCTGTGACATTATCAAATCTATCCCAACCAAGATACTCACACAGAATGTCTGAGACAATCTTACGAGTGTCAGCTTCTTTGAAGTCTTCAGCGCGTCCCTTTTCGACAATTGTCGTCATGCGTCTCAAACCTTTTTTGATACGGTCCTTCGCCTTGTCTTGGTAAACAGCCATTTCCCAAACCCTTTCACAATTCCTTCAAACTTTTATATATCGGACTCAGTTTCTGTCCGGTGTTACCACTAGATTGAAACGTGCGTTCCTTGAGAACTAAATCATTTTGACTTCTTCAAATCTTCAATAGCTGAAGCCGTGTCTTTGAGCTGAGCAATCAGAGCATCAATTTGTTTCTCGTTTTCATGTTGCTCTTTTGTGGCTTCCCGTCCAGCAAGTTCATCCAATGTGCATCCGAGGACCTTTGCAGCTTTAATTGCATACTCAAGGTTTATCGGAGTTATCTCTCTTTCCCAATTACTCACTATTTGCTTTGTGACTCCGAGTTTTTCCGCAAGCTCATCCTGCGTCAGCCCTCTTGACTTACGTATTTCTTTGAGCATCAGCTTATATCTGCTCATAGACACCACCTTTCAACTGCAGTGTACACATATTCTACACAAAATCACAATATTTGTGAATAACACTTTTGAAAATAGCAAATATTGTTATACTAAACACTACAAAATAGCAAAATTTGTTATTTTTGAACATTGAAAATCGCATAAAAAAACGAAATCGCTCTTCAGTCATCATGCGCGACTTGTTTTATCTCTGCGATTTTTTGATTGGAGGAATTATGGAAATTAAAGATTCTGTTGCAGTACGCCTTCGAGTGGCAATGGCATCTAACGGCATCTCAGCTCGTGAACTTGCTGCAAAAACTGGCATTTCAGAAACGACCATTTACAAAGCGAGCAAAGAAGTCAATGACAAAAAGACCAGCTTGAGAACAATCAGAATTCTTGCTGATGCATTGAATGTCTCTACTCAATGGCTTGCGTGCTTGGAGTAAAAATGCCAATACCACAAAACGCTGGTTCAGCGTGGTCGTTCCACTGGGAACCGGCAGATGGACATGAAGTTGACCCAAAGGAAGCAAAACCGCCTTACATAACAGTAATGTGCTTTGAAAAAGCATCTCTCACAAAGAGTCGCTTCAATGATGCTTATTACGTTAGGGAAGACAGTGGAAACCTTTGGTTTCTTGGCAGCTTTGAGCGAGACGCTGAAGCATGTAAAGCTTTTATCACTTGGACAAAATGCCATTAAAAGAAGAGCCCTCCTCACGCGGCAACGTGGGAGAGCGTGTCCAAAACTTTAAGGAGTTGAAATGGACGATACAAGTATACAGGTTTTTAGTTCTCAACAGTTTGGAGAACTCAGAGCCCTTAAAGGATCTGACGGAGAACCTTGGTTTGTCGCTAAAGATGTCTGTGATGTTTTAGAAATCAGAACCGATACAATTCGCAGAATTTTAGACGATGATGAAGTTGACGAAACGAACCCCAATACTATTGGGGTTGCTGGCGGACGAAACCCGCTCATCGTTTCTGAAGCTGGTCTGTACAATCTCGTTTTGCGCAGCCGTAAGCCAGAAGCTCGAGAGTTTAAGCGTTGGGTCACTCATGAAGTCCTTCCGTCAATCCGCCGCTCTGGCGGCTACATTGCCACCGATGGATCTGAAAGCAATGAAGAACTACTGGCTCGTGCGGTCCTAGTGGCAAATGAAGCTATCCAGCGCAAGGATGCACAGCTTAAAGAGCAGCGGCGTCAGCTCTATGAGAAGGATACGACCATCATCGAACAAGGTGTCAGAATTGACGAGCTCGCACCGAAGGCGGGAGTGTATGACACAGTTATTAGTGTCAAAGGCACGATGACAATCACAGATGCCGCACGCTATCTTGCACAGTACGACCCGCTCATGAATCGCAAACGTCTCTTTGCACTTCTCCGTGCTGATGGAATGATTTGCCAGGGGAGTAACGCCCCTACAAAGCGAGGAATTGAGACAGGCAGGTTTGTGCAGATCATGAGCACCCGCCGAGACGGTAAATCAAATGAGCCTTATGCCAGGATGACGCAGAAAGGCTTTGACTGGTGCGTTACCGCTTACTGTACAGCTCCACTTATTGATTAGCTCTTATGGAGAGCTTGCGAAACACTGAGCTCATAACCGTTGAACAGGCGTCTCAACTTTTAGGCATACCTACCTCTACGATGCGCAAGATGTGCGCTCGAGGGGAGGTGTATGCCAAGAAAGCCGGTAAACGATGGCTCATTAACAAACGGATTCTTCTGAGCCTATATGGCTTGCATTCTAAGGAATAACCCATGAAAAAAAGAATATTTCTTGTGGCTTTGCTGCCCTTGCTGGTCTACTTCACAGCTGACTGCCTGGGCATTTTTGAGCCGCATAACGCGGCATATCTGATGGCTTTCAGATATGCCCTAATCGCATATGGACTTGTTGGAGCTTTAGCCGTATGGCTCAAAGACAAAGAGAAAGAGGTTTGCAATGCTGACTAGACAGGAGCGTCAAGAGGTTGCAGAAAGAGCTAAAGCATGCAAGAAAGAAGAAGAGCTTAACTGGGACCAATTTTCATACGTTCTTCTAGGCATTCAGAGCTGGAGGAATGACGAGGAACTCTTAGACCGCATCGTGGAGCTTTGTGAGGCAGTTAATGTTGACGATCTGGCATTTAGGCCATCAGTGGACGAGATGTACTTGCAGGCTCTGAAAGCCAAACATGAGCGCGTCGCTGCATATGTCGAAGCTGATTCATATGTGAACACAAGGCACATTATCAGTTGCATCGAAGACTTTGACATAGCGATTTCTCACTACAAGCGACTGATTGAAAAGGAGCAACAATGCTAACTAAAGAAGAGCGTGCAGCAATCGCTGAGAGAGCAGCATCTTTTAACGGAGACGCTCTTCGATACATAGATATCTATAAATGTTTAATTGGTGAATACCCGCCAAAAAACACATCATTTAAAGAGGACGAAAAAGCTATCCTAGACCGTCTAATCGACCTTTGCGACACGTCAAACATGGTTGAGTTACCCATCGACAAAGACGGTGTGCCTTTTAAGATAGGCGACACGGTATACGAATCTGATGGCACTGAACACAAAGTCGATGGATATGCGTTTACTATTGATGACGCAAAAATTCTTTCTATGATCGGCTCAAACAATAAATCTTATGTTGCTATTAACCCCGACGAACTTACCCACAAAAAGCCAGTAACAATCAAATCGCTTGCGCAGCGCATTAAGCATGTCTTAGAAGATGAAGCTACTTCGATAGGCGTTAACCCTTACGTTGAATTAGGGCGTATCGCTGAGCAGCTTGAAAGCCTAGGTGATAGCGATGACTAGCCGTGAAGAGCGCAAAGAGACTCTGAAAACGATACGTGAAGGCGGTATCGCTCGTAATGTATCAGAAGCATACGTGCTTCTACTCCACTGTATCGGTGTTAGACCACAGCTGCCAGCCGTAAATACATACGAGCTGACACTAGAGCGTCTGGCCGACCTTATCGACCCTACATGCAAGCCGGTCGAAGCGGGCAACAACACCGTCTGTTCCGAGTGCGGAGCTGACTTATATGACGATGACTTGTACTGTCCTCATTGCGGCGCAAGGGTGGTGCGCGATGACGGATAAGTTGCCACCAGCCCTAGACGTGGCCTGTGGGGGACGTAGTTTTTACTTTGATAAAGATGACGGGCGCGTACTTAAATGTGACGCACACCCAAGACATCTCACGTTGTGTGATGGACGCACGCTCGATGTTAGTCCAGATATAGTGGCTGACTTCCGGGAGTTACCTTACCCGGATAAAAGCTTTAATCTTGTTATCTTTGACCCACCACATTTAGACGTTGGTGCAGGTTGGCAAGTCGACAAGTACGGCAAACTTGATTCCGATAGCTGGCATGAGGACTTGTCCAAAGGCTTTAGCGAGTGCTTGAGAGTGCTCAAACCCCATGGCGTTCTCGTCTTTAAGTGGTACGAATATCACATTCCACTTAAGGATGTACTGGCACTCTGCCCGGCAAAGCCAATCATCGGTAACCGACGCCCTAAAGCCTCTAAGACGCACTGGGTGTTGTTTATGAGAGAGGCAGAGACGCTAGAGCAAGCCGTTAAACCATCAGATGACTATATCGACAATCAAACACTCGCACTGGCAACGTAAAGGAGAATCAATGAACTATCGTAAGAAACCCGTAGTAATAGAGGCTGTGCAGTACACACCTGATATGACACCACCTCAATGGTTAGTTGACGCACAGTCAGCTGGTATTTTCTGTCAAACAAGAAACGCAGATGGAGATAGCTGTTGGTGCATTAAAACCCTAGAGGGCGAGATGATAGTCAGTCCTAACGACTGGATTATTAAGGGTGTCAAAGGCGAACTTTATCCATGTAAGCCGGATGTCTTTGAACAAACATACGAGCCAGAGGAGTTGTAATGGATTCTGTAGATACTTCTCTTGATCTCATTAAGCGTTATGCTTTATTGGCATATATAAGTAACGGAAAATTTCTCGGCGGTGATATTAAAGACAGGCGAGTGTACTTGTCAGGACCAATTACTAACACAAAGAACTACAAAGGTTTGTTTATGTTTGCTGAAGCTCTCGTCGACTTTGGGGAAGCTGAGCAGATCTATAATCCCGCTGCGCAGATTCCTGCAAGTTCTAGCTGGGAACACGCAATGGCTCAATGTCTTTCAGAAATTACTAATTATGACACGATAGTGATGTTGCCCGGCTGGAATGTTTCTCGTGGAGCAAGACTTGAGCGTGATGTTGCACTTGCCTGTGGAATGCGGGTTCTTGAACTCAGTGAAAACAAGATTATTTATGGCCTTTATAGCTCGCTTAAAGAGACTCTTGAAAAATTCTTGTAAGTCATCTTACTAATAGAAAGGAGGCTCATATGGGTGCCGCAGATATTGTTGTTCTAGTTTTCTGTATTCTCGCTGGTATTGCTTTTGCTTTTAGCGATTAAATACCTTATTTATTAGAGGGGAGGTTTAGTGCTTAAAAAATTCATTGAATCGATAACGATGTTTATAGCCTCCTTTTGTGTCGTTATCTTTATTTCTTCTTCTGTTCTTCTTGCTTATTCCTTTATTTTTGAGCAGCTCAAAAATAACCCTTCATTTCCAGGACTGATATTGGCATCAGTAATCGTTGCTGCGTGGTGTACACACGATTGCGTACTAGCTTCAAATAAATAATTCCCTATTTTTTACAATCTAATAGAAAGGCTTTAACCATGAAGAAGGTTCTTCAATGGCTGGCTGTTGCTGTCTTTGCAGTACTGGTATTTGTGCCAGCAATCGTACAAGCACAGACGGTACCGACCGCGATTACCAGCTTTAGAGTTACGGACAAAAACAGGCAGGACTTAACTTCTGCATACACCAACCAAGACATCTACTTGACAGCTTCTTGGCAGGCTCAAGGTGAAGTCCATGAGGGCGATACATTCTCGCTTAGTATTCCGGACATCCTGGACTTTCCAGCAACTAATGCAGCGAGCTTCGACATCTATGCGCCAGACGGTAACGTCATGGCAACTGCGCAGGTTACACCCGGACGCGTCACAATCACGTACACGTCATGGGTTGAGGGCAAAGACCACGTGCAGGGTACGCTATGGCTGGCGGCTCATGTCAAGGCTGACGCAGCGGCAGGCACAACCACGCTAAGGCTCATTGATGAAGCCACGGGGCAGGTAGTAGAGACTAGCTTCGAGACTAGGCATTACGGAACTATCCAGCACGAGCTCATCGCAAAGTGGGGCGTTAAGACTGACCACGGCACGGTCGAGTGGTCGGTACGTCTAAACCACGCAGCGGAGTCACTCACTAACGTTGTACTAGAGGACACAGCGCAAGAGGGTACACGCATTATTCCTGGCTCATTTAGACTCTACCGCGTTCATATGGACGCATACAGCAACATTGACCCTGCAAGCTGGGTTCGTATCAATGTTCCTGAGCCAACCATTAACGGCAATACGTTTACGTGGGACCTGTCGAGCGTGGACTTCCAAGGTAACCAGTACTTCATGTACTACGAGACGGAAGGCACAGAGACAACCTCGAACGCAATTCAGCTAAAGAGCCGCGAAACCACGCAAGGTTCACACTACCAATACGTCAACCAAGACAGCGGCGGTAATGGCAACGGTGACAATCGCCCAACAGAGCCGGAGACTCCGCCTACTCCAGAACCAACACCTACCCCAGAGCCAACTCCAGGACCACAGCCACAGCCTACTCCACAGGATAACGAGCCAGAGCCTAAGCCTGAGCCAGCAAAGCCAGCGAAGAAGGCAAAGAAGAAGGCTGTACTGCCTGCAACTGGCGATACCCAAAACGTTGCGGTTGTTGCTGGTATTGGAGTTATCGCAATTATTGTCGCGATGGTAGCAAGCATGCCACTAAGGAGAGACTAATGAACCAAAAAGAAGCAGAAGACAGAGAGCGTCTCGAGAAGATGACGATGAAGGAAATCAAGGCAGTCGCAAAGGACGAGGGTATCGCTCTTGGATATGACGGTTCAAGAAAGGCTAATGCGATTGGCTTAATCCTTGAGTGGAGACGCTTCAAAGGCTGCTACATGGAGCGTTACTAATGAATCGCACCATAAAAGTCAGGAAAAATTCGAACGGCATTTGGTGCTGTCGACTTTACTTGGGAAGGAATCTTAACGGCAAAATCATTCAGCCATACGCAAGTTTTCCTGCAGCAAGAACGCAGAAAGAAGCTGAAGAATTAGCCAATATGTGGGCTTCACATATTACGTCTGACGGCAAAGTTAAAAGTACTCAGCTTACTGACTTGCTTCTTGAATATGTGTCAATTAAGCGCAGGAATGGCGCGAGCCCTAACACTACAAGGCAGCATGAAGGCTTTATTAGAAACCATATCAATGGAAGACTTGGCAAAGAGGACGTAAGGAGTGTTACGTCCTCTTTACTTACCTCTTTTGAACAGGATCTATTGAAGAAGGGTTTGTCTCGAAACAGTGTAATTAACTTGCATCAGTTTTTGAGAGGTGCTTACAATTACTTTGTTTCCGCTGGAATATGCGACTATAACCCGCTTATTAATGTGGCCAAGCCGTCTAGGGAAGTACATGAAGCAGTATCCATTGAAGAATGGGGTTTTGTAGGGATTAGCACTCTCATTAATTCCAGAATTACCACAGCCATTCAAGAGAATGAATTTAATTCCCGTGTTGTTTGTGCATTTGCTGCATGGCTTTCGTTGGTAACTGGAATGCGTTGCGGTGAGGTCTGCGCCATTAGGTACAGTGACATGAACATGCTATACAAGCATATCCACGTATCCGGTACTGTTATTGAGGAATCTTACAGAAAGCCGTATAGGCGAGAGTCCACTAAAGGCAAGAGATCAAGAAACATAGCCATTACTGATTCAGACATTAGCTTCATTAGCGATTACATGAAGCTCCAGAAAGCTCATATTGCCTTTGTAGAGTCTTCTACACCTCTAATTAGTCTTGATGGCTCATACATGCGCCCTACGAGCGTCTCGAGGTCCTTTACGCGTATGAGACGCACTCTCCAGCTACCTCAAGGCATTACCTTCCACTCACTCAGACATACTCACGCGTCTTGGTGTTTGGCTAGCGGTGTTGACTTAAAGACTCTTTCAGAGCGTCTTGGCCACGCCGACCCAGCAACGACATTGAGGATTTATTCTCATTTGCTTCCTGGACGTGACAGGGGAGCGGCAGAAGCGTTTGGAGACGCTCTGAGAACCATTGAACAAAGAGATTTCTAATCGTTCCTTGCCTTAAATACTTGTTGCAATTTGTTGCAATCAGCAATTTTTATTCAAGTTGATTTCTACAAAAAACGTTTGTTCAACTTGGAAATTCTTTTTATCCCTTAGTGAGTGCTAGATAAGAAGTAATTATCAGACAATTAAAGAAAGGCAGACAATAGCATGGCTATTTCTAAAGTCACAAAGGATCTACGCAGATTGCTTGACGCTCAAAATATTCCTTGGGAAGACCATTCTGGATTTACTACTGAGCGAACTTGGATTCCATTAGATGATGGGTCAGTACTTTGTTGCCTGTGCTCGTACTATATAACGCCAAGTGGCATTGAGTATGGTGTCACAAGAGGATTTCCGTTAAAGCTTGAGGTCTCCATTATTCATTCGATAGATGATTATTCGTCTGAAGCGGGAATGCCTAAGACGCCAGAAGAGATTCTGGAGGTGCTTGGTAGACATGGAGCGAAGTAAGTACTGCCAAGAGTTGTGTGACGCTCTAGAGCTTTATGGGAAGACGTGGACTGACCGCAGCAACGCTTGTGTTGAGCACATTTATTTCAAGTCTCGAGGTAACTGGGTTTCAGTTCTATATGGTGACGATATTAGAGGCTTCCCGCATAAGTTCCTTGTTTGGGAAATGTCTAATTACTCATATTCACCTCGTGTAATGGACGTTGAAAAAATCATCGATAAGTACTTTTAGGAGTTCGACATGTCAATTAATCACGTTAATATCTCCGGAAACCTTACAAGAGACCCGGAGCTCCGCTCTACTGCAGGAGGAACAAATATCCTTTCGTTTGGTGTAGCTGTTAATGACCGCCGCAAGAATCCGCAAACAGGCAAATGGCAAGATGTTCCCAACTTCATTGACTGCATTGTTTTCGGTCAGCGTGCTGAAGCTCTCTCACGCTATATTTCCAAGGGTGCAAAGGTTTCTATTGATGGAAAACTACACTACAGCTCGTGGGAAACTAAGGACGGCCAGCGTCGCAGCAAACTAGAGGTTGTTGTAGAGGAGATTGAGTTTCTTTCAAAGGCTCAAACAACAGCTGCCACAACGCAGGGCCAGTCTTCATTCACGGCACCACAGGTGCCAGAAGAAGAGTTTTACGATTCTGATATTCCGTTCTAAAGAATAATTAAATTATTTATTAGTTAGGTAGAGCCTTCGCAAAGGGGTCTTGGAGTCATCTGAGACCCCTAAATTAAGAAAACTAGGCTAAAAATTATGTAGATTTTGTTGGTAGCGCTCATTAAATTCCGTTACGCTCGATACGCTCATTATGCGATTTTCGATGTGCTATACTTGCTTCGCTTTTCTATCTAAAAGCGTAACGGTATAGCAGAAAGCAGCTTGCGAATTGCACGCAAAGCAATTTCGCAAAGCGGCGGAGAAAGGCTCGCAAGCGTACCGGTTGCGCACCCTCCTATAAAAAATTAGAGGTTATTCCGCTCAACAATACAATATTGTTTATAAGTTGTAGAAAACTTGTAGACATAATGTTGAAAACTCTCTATCAAGCCAGCTAAATCATATAATTTAAATAACTACTCTAACTAAACGTATCTACGTTTGGAGAATTATGGATTACAGTGGTTTAACTGCATCAGAGTTTTTTCATGGTGTAGCAGAAGCATCAAGAGAGAATACAAGAGCATTGCAACAGATTATGAGCCTTCAAGAGACCGAAGGAGCAAAGGCTCAATCGTATTCAGCTGGTGGGAGTAAAGGATCAAATCAAGACACGATGGCAAAAGTTGATAAGCGCATAGATCTTGAAGCATTGTTGTCTAAAAGAATGAATGACAATTATGACTATATCAATGACGCTTATACGCTTCTTTATGGTGTAAGTCAGCTTGGTGATGGTGGCATATGTCAGCTAATGAGTAGCACTATTTATGCTGACTTGCTTCAGTGGCGCTATCTTCAATGCCTAACGTGGAGTGATGTATCTGAGAGACTTCTTACTCCTGTAAGAACGCTTCAGCAGTTAGAACGTGAAGTCTTTGAAACAATTGATGAGGAGAATTACATCGAAAAATTCTTGAAAAATAAATAATATTTTTCGCCTTTTTACTTGTAATATATAGATAGTAGTTATATACTATATACAACAAGAAAGGAGGTGAGAGATGGAAGAAAAGATATGGCAATTATTTCTCGCAATCTTCACAGCAGTAGCTACAGTCACAGTTGAAAAGATTGCAGAGAAACTAAAAAAGTCCCACCCCGACGAAGAGTAAGGACTTAAAGCCAAAGGGGATATCAGTTGCAGCTGGTATCTCCTAGGCTCTAAGATTAGCATAAAGGAGCACAAAATGGAAAACGTATTACTCATATTAGTTACTGTTGCAGTAACGCACATTCTCTACAAGACTATTCGCAAGAAGGAAAGTCGATAATGGCTACTAGTGATGCTCAAAAGCGGGCAAGTGCTAAGTATCGCAAAAACAACGTTAAGGCGATTATGTTCAACCTTTACCCAAGCGATAAAGACTTGTTAGAGTTTCTAGAATCAAAGAAGAACCGCTCGAGCTATATCAAAGAGTTAATTCGTAAGGATATGGAGAACTCGAGAAATTAAGTTCTGCGTACTCTTGCGCACTCTTGCGCGGTGTTTTGTGATATTATGTACAGTAGCGATTTACGCAACAAAGGAACTAATAAGCGTTCTGGTTATGAGCCAGGGCGCTTTTTTGTTAGGCAGGTGAGCAAATGAGTTACAACATCAGGCGCTCATACGCTAGAGATCAGTTGCGAAAGCAGATGATTGCACGAGAAGAACCGTGTCACATTTGCGGTATGCCAATTGATTACTCGCTTCCTGCTGGTGACCCGATGAGCTTTGAGATGGATGAGGTCGTACCTGTCTCAAGGCTGCCTCTTGAACAAAGACGAGCTGCCGCATGCGACCCAGAGAATGTCAAAGCGGCGCACCGTATATGCAATCAGAAGCGCGGTAACCGCATGATGAACGAGCTTAAGGGTAATGCACTACCTATTGTAAGAACACGTCTGTGGTAGGGGGGTATACCCTCCCATAGCCCCAAAAAGACTCCCCTTGGCATAGTCAGAACATAGCGAACCCTCAAATTTTCCACAGTGAAGTAAGCCTGAAAGGAGGTCTTAATGGCCAAGAAACTAGTCACTATTTGCAGGGAAGGCAGTCGATATGACATCTATAAAGCATTGCAGATAACTATGGCAAAGAAGCTAGATGATTGTGAGTCTGGCCGTGATTTTGCAGCCATTGTAAAGACATTCGTCCAGGTAGTTGACGAAGTCGACGTAATGGAAAAAGAGAAGTTACTTGCAGCTAAAAAGCCAAGCCCTGCTAAACGAGCCAGAAAGACATATCTCAAAGAGGTCTCGTGATGCCAAGGCGTAAAAAACGTGTTGGAAATCAAAAACCGACCTTTGAACGCATTGGAAAATATCATCATTCTGATGCAAAAGCTTGCATAAATATGTTTTCTCATTATGGGTTTAAGCTTGATGATGCGCAAAAATACGAGCTTGAACTTTATATGGCTAAAGACGCCAAAGGTATGCCAGCGGCTGAAACTATTGGTGCAGCCAAGCCACGTCAAAATGGCAAATCGTTTGCCGCACGACTCTACGGTATTTGGTGTGCAGCGATTTGTGGAATGGACGTTGTCTATTCAGCTCACAATGCCGATACCGTTGATGAGTTTTTTGATATGATCGTGAACCTTTTTACAGATGATGAGACATATCCAGATTTAGCTGAACTTCTTCTTAAGGCTTACAGGCAGCCTGGAAAGCAGTATTTGCTCTTTGATTGTGGACATTATAAAAGTGGCAAACGCGCAATCGGAAGGCTTAAGTTTTCGACTCGCACGACATCAAAGGCACGCGGAGGCACACGCTCACTCATTATTATTGATGAGGCACAGGAGCTTACAGATGCTCAGCTAAATGCTATTTTGCCAACTGTTTCTGCATCTAAAGATGGTTCTCCTCAAGTCATTTACATTGGAACTCCGCCAGACCCAACCTGCAGAGGAACGGTATTCAAACGAATGCACGATACAGCTCACTCCGACAGTCCTGGCGAGGCTTGGTGGCTTGAATGGGCCGCAAAATCGGTTCCGAGAGAGGGTACCAGCGATGAAGAAGCACTTGACCTTGCTTATGAGACTAATCCGGCTCTCGGCTCTCGCATTACGGAAAGAGCAGTACTCAACGAATGGCATCAGATGACAAAAGATGGATTTGCTCGTGAGCGTCTTGGTTGGTGGTCAACGCTCGATACTTCAGTTGAGTATATCGTCAATGCAAATGACTGGAATGAGTGCATAACAGAAGAGCCTTATGACGATGGTCTTCTTGCTTTTGGAATCAAATATTCACTCGATGGAAAGAAAGTAGCAATTTCAGCAGCTCTAACTCAGCAAGATAACCCAACAGCTTATGTTGAGCTCGTGGATATCGCTGACGCTTATGGTGCTGGTCAAAACCTCGCTCAATGGATCAAGGAACGTGAGAGTCGCATTGCATGCGTTGTTATTGATGGCCGTTCTGGCGCAACTCAGCTGGCCGAACGCTTGCAGGAGCTACGTTTTCCAAAGCGGGGCATTGTTCTTTGCGATACAAAACAGGCTGTAGCGGCAGCTTCAAGATTTGTTGATGAAGTTGGAGCACACAGCATATGTCACGTCCCCTCTCCAGCACTGGACGAGTCTGTTACGGGCTCGTCCAGGCGTGCAATTGGAAATAACGGCGGCTTTGGATTTGGAGATTCTCCAAAAGCAACGTGTACCGCCGCTGAGTCTGCGGCACTTGCGATTTATGGAGTTAGGACCACTAAAAGAAACCCAGCTAGAAAGCAGGTAGTCTGGTGACAATTGGAATTATTCCTGTTGCAATTGCAACAGCGGCTGGACTGAGAAAAGAAGATAGGCAGACAGTTTTAAACCTCTGCGCAGTTTACTCAAAGACCCTTGCACGTAATCGTTTGCGTGATGGCTACTATCTCATGCATATAAAGCCTCAGCAGCTCGGTATTTCGGTACCTGACGGGTTAAGAAACTTGGAGCAGGCCATTTCATGGCCAGCAAAGGCTGTAGACGCTCTTGCTGACCGTTCTCAGTTCGATGGCTTTACTTGCACGGATGAGGATACTGCCAAGGAATTACAGGCTATTGTTCGTGAAAACGCCCTCAAGCGACGCTATCGTAAGGCTGTTAAAGGCCAACTTAGAAATTCCTGTGTATTTCTTACTGTTACCGCTGGAAATGTTGACGCGGGTGAACCTGCGGTTATCATTTCTGCATATTCTGCAGTATCAGCCGCTGCTCTTTGGGATGAACGTTTACATCGTATCCAGGCTGGCATTGTTGTAGTTGATCGTGACAATCGACCGAATCACAGAAATGCCCCAACGTGGATTAATGTCTTTACCGATACCGATATTATCCGCATCCGTAGACCACTCGACTCGACTCGCTGGGTTGCTGAATACATTCCGCATGGAATGGGTCGCTGCCTTATGGAGCCTTTGGTCTACGAGGCAACGCTTGACCGTCCATTCGGTAAGTCGCGCATCACTCGAGCTGTTATGGATCTGACTGATGATGCAATGCGCTCAAGCGTGCGTGCTGAAGTTGCAGCTGAGTTTATGACGGCACCCCAGAAATATCTTGTTGGCGCTGACCCAGATGCTCTCAACAAGCTCTCAAAATGGGATGCCTATATTGGTTCAATCTTTGCGGTCTCAAAAGACGCCGATGGTGATACCCCAACGTTTGGACAGCTGCAGCAGGGTTCAATGCAGCCACACATTGATTATATGCGCTCGCTTGCAGCTCGTTTTTCCGCTGAGACCAATGTTCCAATCTCAGAGCTTGGAATTGTGTCTGATAATCCAAGCTCAGCAGAAGCAATTTATGCTGCTAAAGAGGCTTTAGTCATTGACGCTCAAAACCTCAACGCTGATAACGGTGAAGCACTCCATGACGTTGCACTTATGGCTCTAGCAGTTAAGAGAAACGTCTCATTTGCTGAGGTGCTTACAACAGAGCCTAATATCACGGCTAAATGGCGCAATCCCGCAATGCCGTCAATTGTTTCCCAGGCTGATTCCATGCTCAAGATTGCTCAGGCTGTTCCATGGATTGTCAATTCTGAGATTCTTCTTGAGGAACTGGGCTTTACTGATGACCAAGTTCAAAGGCTTGAAAGTGACAGGGAAAGAGCGTCAGCACAAGAGCTTCTTAGGGCACGCTTTGCGGCTAAGGCTACAAAGACCCCAGCTGATAATCAAGACTTGCTGGACGGTGTAATTGATGAGGGTAAACAAGGATAGACTTGCTCGATACAGAAAAGAGCTTGATTCAGCCGCAGATGATGCGGCTGAATTTATGTCTGACTATTATGATGCGCTCAGAACTGCTAATCCTAAGTCTTCAGTAGCAGAGCTTCGCAACATGGCTATTAAGTCAATAAAACAAGCCCTCAACGCCTTTTCTCCTCAAGCGGGAGAGATTGCAGGAGAGCTGTTTGATGAGATAGTAAGAGCAGAGGGTATTAAGGCAAGGTTTCGTTATCATCAGACTATTGAACAGGGTTTAGTTGAGAAAAAAGTTCACTACCTTGCAAAAGACTTAGTTGACGGCAATAACCAGAAGTTTATTGACGCTTGTACTGCGCTTACTCGTTTTTACGTTAAGCGTGAAGCAAATATCAATATGCACAGAAGCGCACTTAGGTCAAAAATTTGGTGGGCAAGAGTTCCATCTGGCGCGGAAACCTGCGGTTTTTGTTTTATGCTTTCTACGCGTGGTTTTGATTATGAGTCTGAATTTAGTGCAGGTGGGGCTGGACACAAGTTTCACTTGCACTGCGATTGCATAATCGTCCCAGGCACAAAGAAGACAACTATCGAAGGATATAATCCTGATGAAATGTACGCTCGCTGGGTTGAGTGTGCTAACACAATTGGTCTTGAGCCTGTTTGGAAGAATCGCTCTGCGATTATCTCCGAATGTGAAAGAAGAGACTTTAAGTGGCTCTATACTGGCGCTCCGCCTGCAATACATTACATTGAAAATTACGGAGAGAAAAATGAGGTAGTCAGAGACTATAAATTTGCAAAACAAAAAGTGGAGCCACATGAGTACGTAACTGCTCAAAGAATGAGACAACTTGGACTTACAGTGGATTTTATCAAGGACCATTATTCAGTGGATTTACCTGATGGCTCACGGGTTATAGTCGGTAGGTGTGACATGACAAACGGGTATGAATTAAAAGCACCAAGAGAGTCTATCTCAGCAAAAAATATAGTTAGCAACTCTATTGAAAATTCTAGAAACAAAGAAGGTATAAAAAGACTCATTATTGATGTGACTGATAACCCGCACGTGTCTATTAATGATGTCATTCCAGTGGCTGTTGATTACTGTAATAAGTACAAAGTGAAATTTACGGTATCAGTAATTGAAGGAAGTAAGCTAAAAAATGCTAATTAAAAACTCGCTTAATCCATATTAAATAGAATAAGCGAGTTTTCTTAATTCAATTATACCCAATTTCGTTGATTTAAGCCACTGAAAAGTGGCTTTTTTCATATACGCAACCGTTGCGGAAAAGCGGTGACTACCTCGTGGCAAGGGTAATGCCACTCGTAAACGTCCGAGCGGACGGAACCTGTTGAAAGGAAAGAAATGGATTTGAAGGAACCTGTAACCACTCAAGAGCAGCTCGACAAGATTGTGAAGGACAGGCTTGAAAGAGAGCGTGAGAAAGTACGCTCTGAGTTCTCTGATTATGATGACTTGAAAGCCAAGGCTGAAAAGCTTGACGAACTCGAAAAGAGTGGCTCCGAGGAGCTGAAAAAGGCACTCGCTGAGGTTGATAACCTTAAAGGTGAACTGCAGACACGTGATGAGAACGCTAAATTGCAGCAGATGCGCAAGCAAGTCGCTAAAGACACAGGGGTACCAGAGGACCTCATTCAGGGCGCAGATGAAGAGAGCATGAAGACGTTTGCAGAAGCCGTAGCGGCGTTCGCCAAAAAGCCTTCTGCTCCAATCATTCCAGAATCAGGCATTTCTACACAGGCTGGAGAGACTCCAGCACAAAAATTTGGTCAATTCATGGCCGAAACATTCAACTAATTGAAAGGATTTAAGTATGGCAACCGGTATTTTGACAACTTCTGCAACACTTCCAAAAGACCTCTCCGACGAGATCTTTGCAAACGTCCAAGACCAGTCTGCAATTATGCAGCTCGCAACTCCAATTGAGCTTCCTGGCCGCGGCATGACTATCCCAGTTGTAACGGGTGACCCAGAGGCTTCTTTTACCGCTGAGGGTGAAGAGGCTAAGGTATCTAACACCTCTCTTGGCGTAAAGGAAATGAAGCCTTATAAGCTCACTGTTATTGAGCTCTTCTCTAACGAGTTCAAGGATAACTATGAGGCTATCTTTGCCGAGCTTCAGAATCGTCTTCCAGGCGCCATTGGTCGCAAGGTTGACTCTACCATCATGTATGGCACTGCTCCTGGCACTGGCTTTGATACTCTTGCAGATGCTGAGTCTGTAGACCTTTCTGCTAAGCCTTATGACGGCTTTGTTGACGCACTTGAGAAGGTCTCCAACGCTAACGGTGACCTTAACGGTTGGGTCCTCTCTCCAAAAGCTCGCACCCTGCTTCTTAAGGCTAAGGACAGCCAGCAGCGTCCACTCTTTATCACCAACCCAGCAGTTGAGGGTAAGGACGGCGGTTCTTCTGTTCTTGCTATCCCATCTCTCTTCTCTCGTGCAGCTTATCAGGCAAAGGTTACCTCTAAGACACCAGAGCTTGTTGGCGTTGGTGGCGATTGGACTGGTGCTCGCTTTGGTCTTGTTAAGGACATCGCCATTTCTATGGCTGACCAGGCAACTATTAACGCTGGCGGAACTACTATGAACCTCTACCAGCGTGATATGTTTGCTCTTAAGTGCACCTTTATGTTCGGCTTTGTTGCTCGTGATAAGGCACAGTTTGTCCGCCTTGCAAACGGTACTGCCGCTTAATAGGAGGCTTATATGGCAGAGACAAGAAGCTTTGCCACAAAGGCCGACTATGAGAAACGTTATGGGTCTGGTGCTCCAGAGAGGGTTGAGGTACTTTTGCAAGATGCCTCAGCCCTCTTGCGCTCTAATTTCATTGCATATCATCAAACGGCTTACAGAGAAGGCTTGAATCTTCGATTTGATGAAAATGCTTGCGCCGTTACTTGTGCGATTGTTGCTCGTGCTGTGAATGTTCCTGCTGGTTTTGAGGGTGCTTCTCAGTACAGTCAGCATGCCGGCCCTTATGAGTCGACATTGACTTTTGCAAATCCAACAGCTGATTTGTATGTAACGCGCTCTGAGCGCACTCGACTCGGCTTGAGTGGTATCAGAATTGGCTCAATTCAGCCAATGTTTAAGCAAGACCACGAGGTGAATGATGGCAGCAATTAGGGGCGTTCGGGTAGAAGTGGTTAGAGTAACTACTGTCCTAGACGATCATGGCAATGAGACCTCTGGAGTAGAGTCTTATGAGCTTGTTGACAATGTCTTACCAGCTCCAGTTGCGACATCTGATTTGTCTGCGACGCGCCCAAACGGCGACCGCATAGACATGGTCTTTCACTTTCCAAAGACTTATAAGCGAAGTCTAAGGGGAACTTTTATTGAGTTTGATGACCTGAGGTTTGCGGTCGTTGGTGACCCACAGCCCTACCTTAACAACCTAACGCCGCTTGACTGGAATAGGGAAGTTGAGGCGGTGGTTGTCGATGGGTAATGATTTTGTCGTCACAGGACTTAAACCTGATTTGGCTGGTATTCGTGATGTGCTTCACAGCGCTCCTGTAGCTGATATGTGCCGCGAGGCGGCTCAGATTTGTGCAGCAAAATGTAATTCTTTACTGCCAGAAAAATACCTCAAACATGGTGCTCGATTTGACGCCAAATGGGTTAATCGCGAGTACACCGCAGCCGGCCTTGTGTACTGCTCTGGAGCAGAGAACGGCATATGGGCTGGGCGTGCTAACGCAAAGCTCAATATTCTTAAGAAAGGATGTAGAGGATGAGCTATGACATTCTTTCAGACCTTACTAAGTATATGAGTGAAAAGCTTAACGTCTCTGCTTCAACACGAGTTCCCGCCCGTGAACCAAAAGAGTTTATTACCGTTACGCGAACCGGAGGAAGCTCTACGATTGGCTGGGATATAGCTAATCTTGCAGTGCAATCTTGGAGTACAACGGATGCTTCCGCATATAAGCTTGCTTTGGCAATAAGACTTCTTTTGCTTGAGTGCTGGCAAGAGCTTGATAAGGTCATCAAGGTTGAAGTTCAAAGTATCTACGACTTCCCAGACCCGGATTCAAAGAAATATCGATATCAATTAGATGTGTATATCACTACACGTCTGTAAGGAGTAATCATGGCTGATGCTATTTACAATGCAAATTCCGTTGGAGCAGCAAAGGGCCGTCCTGGCGGATATGCCGCAGTTGTTGACCCAAGCGTTGACATTAAGACGCTTCTTGATGTCAAAAAGACCATCAAGGATCTGATGACCGCAAATCCTGGCAAGATTAAGTCACTTGGATATATTTCTGAGGATGGCGTTGAGTTTTCTGTTGATCTCTCTTCAGAGGATAAGAACGACTGGGGAGGAAATGCCATTAGTTCCTCAATCTCTAAGTACTCAGAGTCTGCAAAGGTGACATTCCTTGAGTCTGCTGAGACTATTTTGAAGGTCATTTACGGAGACGATAACGTCAAGGTTGAGACAGACGGTTCTATTACCGTTCGCCACAACCCACGCTTTACCGCACCTCGCATCTACATTTTTGACGCGGTCATTAATGAGACAACGGTTAAGCGCTCTCTTATCCCTGTTGGGCGCATTTTTGAGCGCGATACCGTAAAGCAGAACAGCTCTGACTTCCTTGGCTATACCCCAACCATTAAGTGTATGCCAGCCGAGGTCTTTGACGGTGATACTTATCGTGATGTCTTCTACGACACTACAAAAGCGAGCGCGACTCCTGGCGTTGTACATTAATTAAGTTTTGAGAGGACTCAATATGGATATTTCTAACATGTCAGCGGAGCAGCTTCGAGAGCTCGCAGCGGAGAAAGAAAATTCACGTGCAAAGTTGGAGCACGATTATCTTGACTTCGTACAGGATAAGCCTAAGCACGCTCCATATGAGCGCATAATTGAATTCGAGGATGAAGAGTATGTCGTTGACATGCGCAGAATTAAGTCTCGTGAGTTTATGCGTCGCATGGCTCGTGTTAGCGATGCAGAGCAAAATAGCCCAGAAGCGCTTTCTCCTGTACTTGCTCTCTACGACTTTGTCTTTAGTGGCAATGTTGATAATCATGTTGTGGAAGTCGTAACCGCAAAGCTCGGATATGACGACGCCGAAGAGATCATGCGCATTGAGTCCGCTCTTCTGGAAAAACTTGACGCAAAAAACTAATTCCGCTTGCTCCAATTCTGTGTGATGACACAAAAAGGGGCAAGCTGGAAGCAGACTTTCAGCAGTATTACCAAGTAAATCTACAGACGCTCATCGACTCTTGTGAGTTTGAGCGTCTGTTTTATTTGATGATAAACCTTCCTCATGGCTCAAGAACAGTATGCGATGTTGACCCCAGAAACGACTGGTCAAATAGCGACTATTTGCTTGCACTAGCGGTTGATAACCTTTCGTATCTTCGATATGAACAAGCAGGAGGTAAAGGCAGAAAGCCTGACGCCGTCAAGCGTCCAGAACTGAAACAAGAACAAAGTAAGAAGAAGCTTCTTAACGTTTCACAGGACCGCGTTGAGGAGCTTCTTTTTAGAGAACGCTAGGAGGTGAATAGTGGCTGGAACAGTAGTAAGAGGTTCCGTCCTTCTTACTCCTAAATTCGACAATCTTGGTGCTAATGTAAAGCGAGCACTGGGAAGTGGGTATAAATCGGCGGTGTCTGTCCACACAAACGCTGGACGACAGGCCGCTCAAAACTACGCAAGCGGCTTTGGCGGCGCAACTGGCGCCATTATGGGAATTGTATCAAGCGTTACGTCCCGTGCGTTAGATGCGATTTCTGGCTCAATTGCCTCTGCGGTCAACCGCGTCGACACGATTGCAAACTTCCCTAAGATTATGCAGTCTGTTGGCTATTCTGCAGACGAAGCTCGTGCGACTATTGAACGGCTTTCAACTGGTATTGATGGTCTTCCAACGTCACTTGATGCCATTGTTGGCTCAGTGCAGAAGATTGCGCCTGTGTCTGGTTCACTTGCCACAGCGACAGATGTGGCTCTGGCATTTAATAACGCACTTTTGGCTGGCGGTAAGAGCCAAGAGATAATGAATTCTGCTTTTGAGCAGTATTCTCAGATGCTTTCAACTGGCAGAGTTGACATGCAGTCGTGGAAGATTCTTGCGCAAGCCATGCCAGGCCAGCTGAATCAGATTGCTAAAGCCCTACTCGGAGCTAATGCAAACCAAGCAGATCTTTATAAGGCAATGCAAAGCGGTGCAATTACATTTGACCAATTCAACAATGCAATTGTAAGTCTCAATAATGAGGGTCTTCCTGGCTATGCGTCATTTGCGGAGCAGGCACGTATCTCAACGGAGTCAATTGGTACCGCTTGGACCAATGTCCAGAACCGCATTAATAAGGCTGTTGCTAAGATTATTGATCATATCGGGCAAGCAAATATTGCAGGCGCAATCAATAATTTCTCTAGCAGTTTTTCTGGTATAGCCGATACAGTTATCACGTATCTTGACCCCGTTATTTCCACTGTTGGTTCTTTTATGGACCAGCTTCAAAATAACGGAGCAATCACATCATTTGGCGACGCTTTAAATGCGCTAAAAGACGTATTTGATAGTACCATCGGGCTTATTGGCGACCTCATAACAACGTTTACTGGTTTAGATAGCTCAGAGGATACATCCCGTAGCGCGGCAGATTTACTTAAATCTGCTATCGATGGCGTTAAGTCTGCTATAGAGCTCGCACGTGACGCCGTCCAAGGTTTGAGAGATAACCTCGCGGTTGTCGCGCCCGTCATTGTTGCCGTAGCAACTGCTCTGGTTGCTTACGAGACAATTAAGGCCGTACGTTCAATAGCAGATGACTTTGGACTTCTAAAAAGCGCCGCTTCTTTGGCTTTTGATGCTATCAAGGGTGGAGAAGGCGTCCTATCAACACTTTCTGTTTTCGGTGAGCTTGTTGGTGAGGGTGGGACACTTGCGAGTGTCTTCGGAACGATTTCAACGGCCATTAGTGGCGTTGGAACAAGCCTTCTTGCCCTCGTAGGATCTATCCCTGTTATTGGCTGGATTGCAGTTGCGGTAGTTGCTCTCGGGGCTGTTTTTACATGGCTCTGGAATACTAATGAAGATTTTAGAAATGCTGTAATTGGCATTTGGGACTCTATTTGCTCGGCAATTAGTGGCGCGGTAGATTCAATAGTTGGCTTCTTTACAACAACATTGCCAACAGCTTTCACTCAATTCGTTCAATTTGTTCAAGGGATTCCCGCAGCGGTAGGACAATTCATCCAAGAGCTACCAACAATGGTTCTTTACGCGCTTACTTTTGCAGTTGTATTTCTGTTTGGACTAGGTGCTCAACTTGCTCAGCTGGCGGTACAGATTGGCTCTGAATTTGTTCAGAACGTCGTTAACTTCTTTACTGTTGACCTACCAAGCGCATTTGCTCAGTTCGTCTTATTTGTATCGACGATTCCAGAGCAAGTTCAAACTGCCCTTGCAACGCTTTTGGCAAATATCGCTCTTTGGGCAGTCGACATGGCGGCAAAAGCATCAGAGGCCGCCGACGGATTTCTCCGTGGGGTTACAGATGGCCTAAATGCAGCAGTTGATTTTGTGAAGAGCGTTCCAGATAAGATTAAAAGTTTCTTTTCTAATGCGGGCGATTGGCTTGTTAATTCTGGTAAAGCGCTCTTAGATGGCTTCGCCAAAGGCATCAGAAATGCTGTAAATGCAGTAACAAGCGCAGCATCAGACGCTCTCGGTGCGGTGCGTAAGCTATTCCCATTCTCACCTGCAAAGAAAGGACCATTCTCAGGCCATGGCTACACGACGTATTCTGGCCGTGCTCTCATGAGAGACTTCGCAAAGGGGATTAAGGGAAGTTCCGCACTTGCTGAAACAGAAGCAATGAGTGCTCTGTCAAGCGTACATGATGTCTTTAGTAATGCTCGTCCTCTGAGCTTCTCAGCGGTTGCTGACGCTAATGCAAACGGTATTTATCGTGCCGCTTTTGAGCTTGATTCAAGACAGCAACGCGCAAATGCAACCACGCTTGCAGATATCTATGACTTCATGCGTAACGGTGAGCTCGGACAGGTTATTGATGAGAACTCTAACAATATTGGAGACCGTGATTTTGCTCGAGCGGTTCAGAAGGCGGTGAAGACGAATGCGTAAGCTCAAATACGTTTCTTCCCGCGGTAATAGCTTTGAGCTTGATGTGCCAGAAGCCTCAATTGGTACTGGCACATCTCTTAGAGGTTACAAGCCTGGATACACGCTAGGAGCACGCTCTATCTCTGGCATTTCGTCTAATGCTCAAGAAGTCACGTTAGATCTCTTCATTGAGGGTTCTGAACTTGCAGAATCAATGGCCAAGGAATTTGAATTTGATTTCAATAATCAAAAGCCAGGAGCGCTGGTCTATAACAATGAGTGGTCACAAGATGTGTATGTGTCTAAAAGTGAGGTCCAATCGGTCTTTCATGATCAGGCAACAGTTGCTCTTACAGTTATTTTGTTAGAAGGGTCATGGCACAAAAGCCACATTAAAAGCTTTAGCGTGACTCACGATGATGTACAGAGTGATTGGCTTAATTTACCAACCAATACTCCATACAACCTTGGTATTACGAGACCGCCAAACCAGCTTGAAGTTCGCTCATCCTCAGAATGTCCAGTAAAGTTCACCATTTACGGGACAGCTCTCCAGCCACGAATTGTGATTGGTGATAACACTTACTCATTTTTAGTGACGGTCCCAAGTGGAGGTCGTCTTGTTGTAGATGGCACTCGTACTCGCAAGACAATCACACTTGTTACTGAGCTTGGGGACGTGTCAGACCGCTTCGATGTTGGTAGCCGTGGTAGCGGAAAGGGCGGTGGCAACTATTGCTTTGAACCACTGAAACAAGGCTTTCAGAGCGTCTCATGGGACGGCACATTTGGCTTTGATATTGAATGGTGGGAAACAAGAGGAGGTCTTCCATGGACATCTTAACGGTGTCAAAGGCTGACGGTGAAGATATTGCTGGTACAGAGGACTATGTGCTCGACCTTTCTTTTGGAGATACGGGAAATACTTTTGAAGTATTTGCCCCGTCGATTCCAATCAAAGATGGATATCTAGTATCTATCGATGGTACAGAATACGGCGGCATCATCGATACAGCTTCAGACTCGCTTGACGGCGGTGTGTCTACGACTACATGGAGCGGGCGTACCTGGCACGGTATGCTCGCTTCAAAAATCTTGGTTCCGAGTACTGATTACATCAATATCTCAGATAAGGCTCAAACAGCCATCGAGAGCATTGTTACTGCAGCAGATCTTGCAACAGTATTTGAGGCTAAAACGGGGCAGTCTGAGACAATTATTAAGTGCCAGCTACCTCGTTTTTGCGATGCTTATACAGCATTAAGACACATTGCAAATGCTGCGGGCTCACGTCTTAGAATTCAACGTGCTGATGGTAAGACACTTATTTGGCTAGAGCCTCTCACGGATAACAGACTTGATTCTGACGCCCTGGATTACAAGTCTAAGACGTCATATCATCCTGTAAATCACTTAATCTGCGCTGGTAAAGGTGAGCTTGCAAGTCGTACAGTTATTCACCTCTACGCAGACCGTGCAGGACGCATTTCAAAGACGCAAAGTTTGTTTGGCCAAGATGCAGTGGAAATGCTCTATGACTACAACAATATCGAGGATGCGGAGCTTGAAAAAGAGGGAACAAAGAAGCTCAAAGAGCTTCAAGCTCAGTCTTCTGTAGACGTTACAGTCCATGACGGTTTGAATCTATACATCGATGATGTTGTTGTAGCCGAAAATCAAGACACAGGAAGACGGACTCAAGCGACTATTGGCAAGAAGATAGTAAAAGTCGCAAGCGGAGTAATGAGTGTAAGTTATGAAGTGACTTCACCAAACCAGACTCGAGGCTCACATGGCGTTTCATTTGAGTCTTCTGGAGCGTCTCAAGGTGCTGGAACTACATATGTAGCAGGCACGGGCATTAGGATTGTCGGCAATCGAATATCAGCGGTTATGTCGGATGAGAAGGTTGCTGATATTGAGACTCATATTGCAGCTGCACAGTCTGCTGCAATTGCAGCTCAAGGTCAGGCACATGAAGCAAAAGACATTGGCAACAATGCGTTAGTATCGGCAAACTCAAGCGTCAAAAATGTATCCTCAACAGGGCCACTTGCAGTTTCCCAGACTGGTTCCAACGTCACTTTAAGCCTTCAAAGTTCTGGTGCAGAGGCTGGTTCATATGGCCTTTCAGAATCAATTGTGGCTGGGAATAATGCCAATTTTGCAATTCCGCGTCTTACGGTTGACGAATTCGGACGTATTACTTCAATCGCTCAATCAATGGTGACTCTTCAAATTAGTGGGGGAGCAAACCAAGGCGGAGGCTTCTTGGCTGCTCATCCAATCGGTTCAATTTATGAAACAACTAAATCATTTAATCCATCGAGCCTCGGCGGTACATGGAAACGCCTGCCGTCACTTGACGGTTTTAAGTGGGAAAGGACGGCGTAATGTCTAAAGAACAAGGCTCCAGATATACCTGTGACAGATGCGGTAAGTCTGAGTTTGTTACTCCAAGCAATACATACTCGCTCGCTCAATGGCATGACATTAAGCGTCAGTCACAGCGAGGAGAGGAGAATCGCACTTATTGCGAGAGTTGCTACAAAGCATATCTTGAGCTTCTTGCAAAACATGATGCTTCATTCAAAGAGTTTGAAAGCAAGGTGAACTAATATGTCGGTTACATGCGTCGATGGACAGGGTCAGGCACCTCACATTACTGGTGCAGATAAAGGACGTTTGCACGCTGGTATTTTTGGCGAAAAGAGTGTCGTGCTTGCAGTTGGTAAGCGTCTGGCGGCTACGCAAGAGAGTGCCAATCGAGTCACTATTGCAACCGGCGACGCCTCTCTGCATGGCAGACAAGTAAGTGTGACTGCTCCGGAGCAGGTCACAATCACGTCTGGAACTCAAGGACAGAATCGTAACGACTTTATCTGCCTTAAATATGAGCGTAACGCGCAGGGAATTGAGTCGGCAAAACTTGAGGTGCTTCGAGGTGTTCCAACATCTGGTAAAGCTGAGGACCCCTTAGTCCCAGCAGGTAACGTCTTAAATGGTGACGCTCAAGACTACTTCCCGCTCTATCGTGTAAAGCTTAATGGCGTTGTTGCGTCTAAGCCAGAGCAGCTTTTTATGTTTGCGAATACGCTCTATCAAGATGATAACGGCGATTTTGAGACGGTGATTTTGCAAGATCAGGGAAGTTATAAGAATTACTGGCACATATACCGCACAGGTGATTCTGTAACTATTAAGGTTCGAGGCTGGCTCGCAAATAACGTGGCTTATGACGCAGTTAGATGCCCCTTCACCATTCCTGAAGGAGCAAGACCACCTCTAGTAGATCATGAAAAGTACGGTTCAATTTCTGACAGTACAGAATCTATTGTGTATAACTCAGGTTTCTGCCCCGGTCACGCTGATGTGATTACGGCCATTTCTGCTCGTCCAGATGGAAACATCTACCTGCAAGACATGGGCGGCACTGTTTCCAACGCCTGGCGACAGGGATCTCTTACTTATACAGTGAGGCATTAAGGAGGCAGTTATGAATATCACGGCTGAAATGGTTTCCTTCTTCGTCTCCATTGCTGGCGCATTTCTTGGCGGTCTTGTTGCTATCTCGAATTGGCAGCGTGCCAGTCGAGAAGATAAGGAAAAAGAAGACGCCTGGAAGAGCACTATCACTAACACCCTTACCCGCTTAGAAACACGACAGCAAGTAATGAATGAGCAGCTTGGCAAGTACCAGCAATCCCTCTCGGACTTAACTGCCACGCTCACACAGCACACGGCTGAGCTTTCTGTGGTTGGGATTGTGGCACGGAGGGCGGACGAAGTGTCAAAAAAAGCAGCAACAGACCTCGCCGAGGTCAAAACCGACGTGAAGAACCTAGACTCACGCATTACTAAGCTTGAGAAGTAAAGGAGCAGAAATGATTAACTGGAAAGTACGTCTTCACAACCCTGCGTGGTGGCTGGGAATGACTGGTATCGTTATGAGCCCCGTCCTTGCCTACCTTGGACTGGCTTACTCAGACCTTACCACTTGGAGCAGCCTTGCTGATGTATTTGTTAAGTTCATCAGCAACCCTTATCTCATTGGTACCGTGGTTGTTGCCGTCTTGGGTGCTATTGGCGTCACGATTGACCCAACAACTAAGGGACTAAGCGACTCTGCACGTGCAATGACGTATGTACAACCTTCTGAGCGTCCTGCAAGCTACATGACGGGCAACGCTGAACCAACTAATACACAGCCAAAAGAAGAGCCAGCAAAAGAAGAGGTAAACAATGCTTAGGGGCATTGACGTTAGCGGTTATCAGGCATTGGGTGCGACATACTCGCACCCTAATGTCGAAACCGCCTACAGTGGTTCTGACTTTGTCATCGCTAAGGCTACTCAGGGCGCCCAGCCAATGAACCGCTACATGACCGCACAGCTTCAACGAGCTCTGGCAGACGGTAAGCTCATCGGTGTGTATCACTACGCTGAGGGTGGCTCACCCGTGGCAGAAGCTGACGCATTCGTGGCTTGTGTCTCTAGCTACATTGGCAAGGCTCTCTTATGTCTTGACTGGGAAAACGGTGACAACGATGCGTGGGGTTCAACGGTATGGGCAAGGCAGTTTGTTGACCGTGTCTACGCTAAGACGGGCATCTATCCTGTTGTGTACACGTACCCTGCTGGACGCTCGCAGGTAGCGTCTTGTGCTGATGTGTCTCGCTTGTGGATTGCTGGATACCCAGACAATCGATTCTCGTGGGACTTGCCATCTATGATCTACAACACTGGTGCGTGGAGCGATTGGACTATTTGGCAGTATTCCAGCGCAGGTGGAACCGTTGACCTCGATGTGGCAAAGCTGACTTATGCAGAGTGGGAACAGCTCGCACAGGGTGAGTCCAAGTTCGAGCCACACTGGGTCAAGAATGCGACAGGCTGGTGGTATGCAACCAGTCCAAGTTCTTACTATTACAGCCAGTGGGCGTTTATAAGCGGTTCCTGGTACTACTTTGACGCACGAGGATATGCAGTCACAGGCTGGTACTTTGACGGTACAGACTGGTTCTATCTTTGCCCGGATGAAGGGCCACAAGAGTGTGCAATGTTGACAGGCATGCAACACATCGGAAGCTATGACTACTACTTTGCTCATGACGGTCGCATGGCAACAGGCATCTTCGATGCAGAAGGCAAGAAGTATCTTGCTTCTGAGAATGGCAACCTTCTTTCTGCTGGCGTTCACGTTCACAATGACCACGCTTATGCAGTCAATGCTGACGGTTCTGTCCAGGCTGACAGTACGGTACAAGTAGATACTGATGAAGCTGGTCGGTTGACTTCACTGCATTAAACCAAGAGCCCCTCTCGCTTCGGTGAGAGGGGTATTTTTTATGGGTAAATACTCCACTTTCATTTTTACGCGCCTTAAAACGGCTTACAACAAGCCGTTTAACTGGTCATTTGTAACAATGAATTTAACCGCTTTAATCGTTGGATTGTTTCAATCTGATTAACAGTAGCGATTACTCCTCAATTCCCTTCATTTGAATATATCGAGGTAAACGCCTATCTAAATAGTTAAAACTTTTATTCGAACAGGTATTCTACTTTTACAGTAGCCATACAGTTTGGAGGCAAAATGGAGGCAGCCGATAAAAATTTTAACAAAAAAGGTAGACAGCAAGCCGTCTACCTTGGGTTTTTGGTGCCTCCTGCGCGATTCGAACGCGCGACCTGCGGTTTAGAAGACCGACGCTCTATCCAGCTGAGCTAA